TAAGTATCGGGTAATCGAGTCCATACGCCAACGATAGTACCACCGTGAACACCCCGCACACCCAGAATCCAAGGCACCACGGGCACGAGAGCAGATAGGCCCACTTCGAATTGAAGTGCGTATCCGATCCGATCGGCCCGTGTTTGGCGTACCACCTGCGTTCGAGTCCGAACCGAATTTTGTCGAAAATCGGCTCAGTGATCTTGTCGGAGGTGACTAGTCGTGTCACTCGGTAAGCCGCGAGCGATGCCAGCGCGACTAGCCACCACTCAGGCATTATCAGTGTCCCTCTTCTGCTTACGCGGCCACGTTCTCACGGTCGCCATCACCAGGCCAACGAACGGTATCGCCGCTGCGAGTAGCACTGTCCACAGCGCGATCTCCTCCGCTGTCCCCTTCACGTAGTAGGCGAACACCGCGATCAGTGCCGCGCCTAGCGCATATACGGTTGCGCGTGGTCCGCTCATGACGGGCACTCCGTTTCCAGATTCTCGACGTGCGCTTTCACGTTATCGACCTCAGCTCGCATCGCGCTCACGCTGGTCTTCACGCCCTGGATAGCCTTGTCGATGTTGTCCAGGCGTTCGGCAAGCCCCGGTCGAGTCTCCTCGTCTCCGGGGTACCGTTCGGGTCGACCCGCCACAACATCAATGGCGGCGATCGTCTGTCGCAATGGTCTCCACACTTTCCCTATGATACCGCCTAGTAGCGCAGCCCCGATGATTCCCGCTGCGGTCCATACCTCAGGGCTCAGCTCCGGGGACACTAACCCGATGTGGTCAGAGTGCCATTGACGGTACCGAGGTTGACCTTCACGCCGGTCGGAACCTTGACCGGGTTCGCGGCGAGGAACTTGGCGACCGCTGCGTCAACCTGCACCTGCGTCGGACCGGTCGGCGAAATACCGCCGAGAGCGGACTTGATGGCGTTGGCCGTGCGGGCATCCTGGTCACGTCGGATGAACTCGCGCAGCATCCAATCGGTGATGGAGCGCCCGTCGTAGTCGTTCGGGTTACCACCGAACCGGTTGACGAACACCCACTTTGCGGCTGCGGTCGTTTCGTCACGGTAGATGCCGTCGCGGGTGAGCTTCGCGCCAAGATCTCCTAGATACCGCTGCACCAGCTTGACCCACGTGCCTGTGTCTCCGTATTCGGCGATGTTGCGTTCGGCCATGTTTCCTCCTTGGTTGTCAGCGAGGGAATCAATATCCCACGATGCCGTGCTGTCGTAGTCGCGCGTGCTGCGTCCGTCCGGGCCGTTGCCCACATTCACGTGAGCGTGACCTTTGTGTTTGTTGGGTCCGTTGTAGTCTTCGGCCCTAAAGCCGTTCTTGCGCTGATAGATCTTCTCGTTGAAAATCACGTAGAGCAGGTTCGGGTGGGGATTCGTGATGAGGTGGTGCACAAACTTCGGAAGGTCAAGCCCTGCGTCAGGTAGAACGTCGACAGCACACACGACATCGCAGCAAACGTTCGGATTGTGGCTTGACCAGGAATCCTGATGGTCTTTGTCCCCGATATCCCATACGGTCGTATCCGGGTAGAAATACTCGATTTCCGACGTGAGGACAATGAGGCTTTTCGCCAATCGCCAGTCATCAGACATGGCTGTCACCTCCTATTTCTCTTGTAATCGTTGCGTCACACGTACAAATACGGTAGCACAAACGAGAGCACTGCTCTGACTTTCGGGCACGCAAAAGCCCCGGACGTTCGTACAGTCCGGGGCGTCGTTAGGTTGAGTTATGCTGCGAGCGTGTGCATTTCCGCCTTCCGAAGCGCTTCGAGCGCGAGCCGTGAGGCGCGCATCTTCGCCACCGCGAGAGATCCCGGAACAGCGGCGTACGAACCGTACGCCAGACGCGAGAGGTCGGGCCGATTCGCCACGTAGATGTTCGCTGACCAGTAGATTCGCCCGTCAAGCTCATAGACCTGCGAGTAGGTGCGGTTCGTGCGAGTGTCGTTCGAGTAGTGGCGCAGGTGGCGTGTCTTGACTTCACCCGTCCACGCGTTCGTCTCTTCGACAGCTTCCCAGGTTTTGACGTTCATCTTCATGTCCTTCCGTCGTTGTCTCTACCCTACACCAACCCAGGCGCGCACGCTGCACCGGGACCACACAAAATAATTTGAGAAATCTTGCTCTCCGGTCTTGACGGTCGGCCTCGGGAGGCGCACTATTGAGAGGTACCACAAAGACCCACGACGTTAGGACGAGATCATGAAGGTTCAGCAGATCATCAGCAAGAAGGCTTACAGCGGCGAAGATGCCTGCGGTTGCGGCGCTGAAACTGACCTGTTCATCGTCGAATATTCAGACAAGTATGGCGATATTGACGGAAACTATCCGTCCCTCCTCCAGTGCCGCAAGTGCATGACCGACGCGCAGGCCGAAATCACCTGGCTTAGCAACCTGTAGTACACAGAGGTGCGGTCCCGCAAGGGCCCGCACCTTACCCGAACAGCACGACAAACGACGCAAAGGACAAGACGATGACTGCTATCGACCTCCTGAACCAGGCCACCACCCACCGCAACCTGAGCCTGCGCCGCTCCCTCCGCGCTCGCGCCGCTGGCGATCTCGCCACCGTCGCGAAGTACGCTACCCTCATGCTCGCTTGGGAGATGAAGGCCCGTTCGTACGCCAACGCGGTCGGTACCCGACTCGTGTCGATGACCGACAACCCCGCTGCGCTGGTTCCCGAGATCTTCGTTTCGCGGCTGCCCCGATGACCATGACCATGATTCCTCCGGTCGGTAGCGACCACAAGCTGTTCACGCCGCTCATTAAAGAGCGCGACGGCTACCGATGCACGAGCAATTGCGGTCGAACCCCGCCCGCGAAGATGCTGAAAGTTGTCCGGCGTGTCTGGTTCCAGCCGGACAGCTATGACAACCTCGAAACGGTGTGCCAATGGTGCGCACGCGAGCAGGACAGAGACTAGCTCTCTGGTACACTGAACATGCCGTCAGGCTATGCGGAAGGGCTCGACATCGGGGGATGTCGAGCCCTTTTAGCGTGTCAGTCTGCCACCGAGCGGAGTCGGGATAGAGAACGGCAGGCCCTCGATTTGCGGCCCTCCGAAGTGACTGTAGGGTCCGGATACCTCATCGAGCCGCGCACCCGCGTACGCCTGCCTGGGGTCATGCGCTTCGGCATTTCCGGTTCCGTCGTAGAACGCGAGGAGTAGCGCGTCGGCGATGTCGGGGGAGCGCCCGAGGCGTTCCCGCACCTCGTCTTTCTTTTCGATCTTGATCTTGCCCGAGCTATCGACGATTTCGTATCGCGGCATGGTCAGTTCGGCGATAGCGTCGTCGTCAAGATTCGCCAGTGACCACAGTTCGTTACGTGACAGCTCGCGACCGTTCCACCACGCTTCTGCTCTCAAGTTGAGGAACCGTTTCGGCTGTGTCGAGCGGGAGGCGAAGTTCAACCCCTTGACAGTGCACTTACTGCCACGCTCCTTGAGGACTTCGCGCAATCTTCCTGCGACGCCCCACCCAATTCCGGCCGTATCGATACGGACCTTCTCAAGGTTCCATCCCTCAATCAGGTTAGCCAATCGGCCTACCGTCTTCATGGGATCTGTGTCGGCGAAGCTCTCGATACGGCGCACAGCGGACCCGACGCGTTCGACCAGGACTGTTCGGTCCCCGCCTCCACCGACGTCTACACCACCAATGCGAACCGCTTCGGGGTTGTACGCTGGTTCGATGAAGCGGCACTGAGCGGCGTTCGCTTCTGGCACAACTCGCCATGGATCGGCGCTGGCACTCGGGAATTCCCCCGCGCACTTGGCCGCGAAGAGGGCACTGTCCTCACCCCATGCACGACGCCTGTCTTCCACCCACTCGGGAGAGATCAGCTCTTCGAGGATGTTTTGAGGGACCTCTTCGCCGGTCATAGCGGGGCTGTCGCGGTAGCTCACATGAATCACGTTGAATGCGCTGTCAGGCTTGCAGGCATCGGCGAACGGACCCGTAGTGAGATCAGGGTTACCGATAGTAAGGATACGGGCATTTGCGTTCGAGGCGATACTCTCAGTAGCCGTCCACAAGCTTTCCGGTACGCCGCTGCCTTCATCGAGAATAACGAGGACATACCGGGCATGGATGCCTTGGAAGGCAGCTTCGGAATGTTCGGACGGTTTACGCCCAATAGCGACCAATTCCTCGCGACCGTCGCCCATAGGCATGAACAGCTCAACCTGATTGCACCTGCCTGAGAGCTGCGCGTTAGCGTGCACTCGGTTGATGCTGCGCCATAGAACGCTACGAACTTGGGCTGCGGTCGGCGCAGAACTCAGGACAAATGCCTCACCTGGTGCATGTGAGTCGATCCACCAACATGCAGCCACAGATGCCACAAACGATTTCCCGACCGAGTGACAGGCGTGAACAGCGGTACGTCTGTGGTCTCTGACCGATTCGAGAATTTCCCTCTGTTTCGACCAGAGATGAACCTTACCGCGCTCTTCCGCCCACCGGACAGGATCGCCTGCGTAATCGATCTTGACGCGCGTGAGATCATCAAACGCGTCAGTGATCGCCGCGCCAAGATCGAGGTTCATGTCCATACCGCTATCATCTCACGGAAAAGCGCACCTCCGAAGAGATGCGCTTTGGTCTTACGCTGTCGCTTTCCGTGCCCGGTACCACCGGGCGACCTCGCGCCGTGGGTACACATAGCGCGCCTTCGGGTTGTACGCCTCGCGCCAACTCGAATCGGTTTCCACGCGGTGCCTGAACAGCTCCGCGTCCATGTGCCGATTCGTCGGCCCCGTGATGGCGTACGTGTACGCCAGATTGAACCCGAACTCCTCGGCGATTTCGCGACTTGTCATCATGTCAACCGCTGGTCGTCGCATCCTCGTTTCCTTCCGTGTCGATGATCTTCATCAGGTGTCGTGTGTCTTGTCGTGCTGCGTCGCGATATGACCGGCGAATGCTGTCACCGGGGAGCCGGTACGTCTTGATGGTGTACGGGATTCCCCACGGCTCGTTCTCGACCTCCCCGCGCCGAACCTTGGGACTCGCGTCCCCGTCGCCGGACTCGGTAGCGGCGTAGTAGGCGATCGCCGATCCGATGAGCAACAGCGCAGGCGTGCAGGCCACCATGAGAGCATCGGTGTTCACTGCAAGATCCTCTCTGCGAAATCAGTGCTGTACAGGAACATTGCCACCGCGAACCCGAGCCAGAAGACCGCGAAGATGCCGACGCCGATAGCGAGGATCACCCAACCTTTCCGCTCATTCACCGGTTATGCTCCACGATCAACCAGATCACGTAGCACAAGACTGCAAACAAGATCATGGACAGCAATCCGAGCAACGTCGCCATCATATTGTGATTCACACTCCCGCAATCGGATCTTCGAAGAACGCGTCAAGACGCTTCGTCTGAGCATCGTCGTGCGCCTTGACGATCATATCGGCTACCGTCTCCAGTGCCCACAGCGCCTTGCGCAGCTCGGGACCACCTGACACGATCGCCCGTGCCGCCGACAACTGCTCTCCGCTGGGGGTGTCCTTGTCGTGTTCCCAGTCCGCCATGGTGGGCGCGATCTTCGCCAAACGGTTCACCTGCTCGACCAGTTCGAACGCGTGGTCAGCGGCGTCGGGTTGCTTGTCTTCGGCCATGTTCATATCCTCTCAGGCGGCCGTCATGAGGCCGGTAACGGCCAATGCTAGTGCGGTAAGGGCCAGCGGGGCGACGACTAAGGTCGCTCCGACGATCTCGGTCATGAGTCCCCATACTGCGAACGCGGTTCTTGCAAGTGGCGTTGCTTTCCGGCCTGCGACCTGTGCCAGTCGCTGTGCTGCACCCACGGGTATCCTTTCTCGAACGATCCGCCGAGCGTTTCCGCGTTGGGCGGTTTGGTGATGGCGGCGCAACACCTGCACGCCGGTACGGGAATGGTGGGCGAGGCGGCGTCCTGGGGGAACCTTCCCCGCCCACACGCGGACGGAAGTCCGGGAATCTGGTTCTTGTAGGCGTGCTGCGTTTTCGCGTAGTGCGCGTGCGCCCAGTGATACGTCATTACGACCCGTGCTGGTAGTAGACAGCCTGACCTGACAAGCGGTTGGCCGCGTCCATGAGTCCCTTGGACTCGGGAGCGCCGATCATTTCGGCTTGCATGTGGGCGGCGTGAACGAGTTTCATGATGTCCTCTCGTTCCAGTTCGACAATGTAGTGCATCGGCTGGTGCACGTACTCGTGTTCGGCCATGTCGGTCATTCGTCATCCTCCTGGTGTCGTTTCAGTGCGTTGATGGTCCGCTCGACCGGAACGGCGTCACGTTCGACGCCGTTCAGTTTGGCGTCTCGCGCCATGTTCTCGGGGCTGAACGGATTCGTCCCGTGGATGCGGCGCGCCCGTTCCATGAGTCGTTCGTCTTCGGTCATGAGTCACCTTCCGCGTGTTGTTTTCGCAACTTGCTAGCCAGATTTTTGTTCGCCTGCGCCTGTTCCCAGTGCCATATGGACAATAGCGTTTGATTCTGCGACTTACCCGAGTGGTAAGCCTGTTGCTTCTCGGTTGCGATGACAAGTTTTGTCCACTCGCGCAACGTCACCGTGAGGTGGATATCGCCTTGATCTTTGGTCATGCTTTCACCTCTTCGTTCTTTTCTCGGTGCCACTTGACCAGGTTCCTCGCGTACAGGGCCGTCAGTCCGATAGCAAGAGGGAGCAACCCCCACTCCTGCCGTGTGAAGATGTACAGAAACCACATGGCCTGTCCGATCACGCCTAGCAGCCAACCAGCATTGCTCTTGTTGCCCACCAGGTACGTCAACGTCAGCGTGTTAGCACTGAGTAGCCACGGGATGGCCTGCGCTAGAATGCTCACCGGTCACCCTTCGGCATGATCGTTTCCGCCCACCGGGCAGCCGCTTCGGCTTCGGCAGCTTCGCGGATTCGCGGCCACGTGTGGCCCAGGTTCGTGTGCAGCTCCTCGTCAGAGAGGCCGCTCATGACCTTGCGAATCTGCTTGGGGTCGAGTTCCCAGCCTTCCGTCTTGAGTCCGCTCACAGTCCCAACACCTCGCGCGTCTTGTGGTCGTTGCAGTACTGACCGAGATCGGTGCGTTCAAAGCAGCCGTACGTGTAGCAGACCATGATCTGTTCGCACATGTCGGTGTAGGCGAAGTGCACACGAGCGAACGCCTCGTCGTAGGCAGGTGATTCGTGGTTGATGGCGTCCGCGTAAGCGAGGTGTGACTCCCGCTCGGCAATTGCGAGCACGTTGCGGATCGGGGTAGGGAGGTTGTGGAGCTTGACTGTCATCGTGGGTCCTTTCGTCGTGGTCGTATGTCTCACGATACACCTGGTGAGCGCGCTTCGCAAGTGGGGTCCCTAGGGTCTTGACGTGCCGTGGTACGCTACGGTCAGCATCATCAACGGAGGGGTCGGACCGGCACAACGGTTCGGCCCCGTCAACGACAAGGATCAAAGACATGACCGAACTCGAAATGCTCAAGCTCGCCAACGAGGGACACGTGCGGATGATCGCCGACCTCGCAGCGGAGCGCGATCAGATCAAGCGTGAACTCGAAGCCGCACGCAAGGCGTTGGGAGTCAAAGATGGGTGACCGCAAATACCCGGTCCGCGACTCAGGCCCCATGTACAACTTCCCGATGCCAACCGAAACGCTGCGATCCGAGCTTGCCGAAGCGAAGGGCATGATCGACGCGGCGTTGCGGCTGCACACGCCTGTCCTCGAAGGTGTTCAGGGAGAACTGCCTAACGGTCGATACGGCTACATCGAACCGGCGTGCTCGACGTGCGGAGATGCAGACGCCCATGGTGTTCCGTGGCCGTGTGACACCGCGAAGGTGTTGGGAATGGTTCCCTGATGCGTGAGTTTGTAGCCAAGATTCGCACTGGAACTGGTGGGTTCAACCTGCACTGCCACAGGTGCAACACATGGGAAGAACTACCCAAGGGTAAATTCCCTCATGACGCGGCAACAGAGCACGCGCGCTGGTTCCACCGTGGTCCCATCGCAATCCCTACGGGATGGCAACGAGCGCACCGGCGAGCACCGGATACCAGCATGTACAACCTGTGACCTGCCCAAACACCCCATTCAAGAAAACCTCGACACCCCCTTGCGGTCACCCGTGAGGGGGTGTTATGGTTGAGGGACCAAAGATGAACGATGATAGGACAAGATGATGAGCAATATCAAGGGCCAAAAAGTTTACGTGGTCAACACCTTCAAGCGCAGCACTGACGAAGCCACGGGCTACCAGATCTTCGCGACTCGGGAAGACGCCGAAATGAAGTGCACTGAGATCAACAAGATCGAGCGCAAGACCGGCGAATACGCCTACTACGACATCACCACCATCTTCTAGCGCTTGCCTGTGCCGCCCTCCGCAGAGGGCGGCTAGGGGAATTTCTAGCCACGATGAGAGGACACACGATGTCGAACAACTGCAAGGGCTGCAACGGCGAGGACTGGTACGACAAGACCACTTCCACGTGGGTTCCCTGTGAGCACACCTGCGGCGGTAAGTGATGGTGCGCAAAGTTCCGAAGCGCGACTATGGGCAGGCCAAGGCCGCCCCCTCTCGACCGGCGTCGACCTGGACGCCGTTCGCGGCTCCGAAGGGTCGACAAGACATCGCGGATGATGTCAAGTACGACGCTGTTGACCGAGTGAAGCTAACCTGGTTCACACACAAACCGAAGCGATGATGACAATACCGATGAGCAACACAGAAATTGACCTCGACCGCACTCACGAGACCGAACCAGCCCCCTCGAAGTGGTGGCACACGGCAGCCGCTTGCGTCGCCACCGGTGTCGCGGTTGTCGCGCTCTTCGGCCTGGTCGAGCGCGAAGAACCGGAAGTCGTCGCTCCCGGATCGACGTACACGACCAACGAAGGTGTCGAATACCTGGAGTTCGCGGGCACGATCCGCAACTCCGGATCGGGCTGGGCCGTTCTGAACGACTCTGGTCACGAGCCGGACGACTTGATCTCGGTCACCAACGTGACCGCAACCTCCATCCGGGTCAATCACCCGCTGTGTGCTCAGGTTGTGTCGGTCATCGTCGGTGCTGACAACGAGTACGCACAGGACTTCGGAGGCAAGTTCGGCGCTTCGGCCGGGTTCGGATACTTCGTGGTTGAAGGCTCGGTGAATGACAGTTCGGACACCGGCGTAGCGGACGACATCTGGGACCCGACCACGGACTACACGGCGGGCACCAACCTGTGGATCATGGGCAAGTGCCTTCCGGCCTAGAAGGGGAATGACGGTGAACAAGATACCTAAGCGTCCGATCGACGTGAAAGACGTCGTGTGGTCACACATCGGGAAAGACGAGCTGGACAGAGCAGCCGAACTGGTCTGGAACGAGACACGCGACGTTGGGCATGTCTGGACTACGAATGATGGCGCACGGCAGCCCTACCACGTTCAATCGTCGTCCGCGCAGTACGCTGCACAGCGCGCCGTACTGTCGATCCTCGGGACCACCATCCCGGCGATGCTTCGAGAGCGAGCGCGGGACTATCCCGAAACGGGTGACAACCTCACCGACCTAGCCGAAGAACTGGAAGAGGAACACGGCGTCTAGTTGAGCCCCGCACCGAGAGGTGCGGGGTTTTGCTATACTCGGAGAACGACCACATGACCACGACGGAAGGACACGACATGCCTGAACCAATGACCGACTCCCGGCTAGCCGAGATTCGAGACGCTGAGTCCCACAATCTCGCGAAGCTGTTCGACGGCACCGTTACCGAACTGCTCGCCGAAGTCGATCGCCTGCGCGCCGAACTGGACAACGCCAAGCGGCTTGCCGACTACTATCACGAGGACCGGGACGCAACCGCAGGATTCTGGGAGGATTCCCAGGCCGAAGTCAACCGGCTACAGGACGAACTCAAGACCGCGAAGTCAGCAAGGTTCGAGAACAACGGCGTTGGGGATGTGTCCGCGCATATTCAGGCCGAAACCATCAATGATCTGCGATTGAACTAGACCCACAGATGAGAGGACAACGAGCCATGACCAAGTGCAACGCCTGTGGGCCCCAGTGCCCCGGCTGCAACCCCAAGCCGAACGGGGGCGGGAAGTGACCATTATCGGTTCCAGTTTCGACGAGGATCGAAGGATGATTGAACCGCCTGTAAGGGAGCAGACACACTTCCGCCTCACGCTCCGCGACGAGAACGGCGACAAGATCCCCGGTCCCGTGTGCTCGATGTCCGGGAACTGGATGGACGCCGAGATCACCAACGTGGAGCGCTGGTATCACGTCTCCATCCCCTCCGAACCGATCAACTTGGAAGGGGACTGGGATGGGCAAACCTGACGACACCGCAAACTGCCCCGACTGCGACTCGCAGCCCGGTTACCACGCGGGTAACTGCGAATTCTGGGCGTTGCAGCAACGCCGTGTCATGGACGACAACGAGTCGCGCTACCGCGCGCTGATCGACCGGTTCACCGCGCTGGGTCGCGAGGACTGGGCGTCCGACCTCCGATCGAACAACAGCTACCGTATGCAGCCCGCGCGGCTGTCGCTCAGCACGCTGGAATCGATGTCTCGCGAGATCGAGGAACTTCGCGCACTCGTTCAGCATTTGCCGGGGAGCGGCAAACACCGTATGGTGTGAGTACCGTTTCAACGTCCTCTGTAACACCTGGCCTCACCTCACAAGGGTGGGGCCTTTTTACTTGCCACCGGTAAAAAGCCTGGTCGGTTCGGTATGGGAGCGCTTGCATTGAGGTCGGGAAAGATTTTTGAGAAATCTTGCTTGAGGGGTTGCAACGGGGAGCGGGGCGGGCTAGAGTTGGGGGACAAGGACCAAAGACGCAAGAAGGAGTCACCATGAAACTTACCTGGACTCACAACAAGGGCCTTTACCCCATGACCTCGCGTGAGTGGAAGCTGCGCCAGGCTGAAGACAACACGTTCAGCTACAGCATCGACCAGCTTCCGAACGGCAATTGGACGCTGCTCGTTCAGCGCAAGGGTGTCATGAGCCGTGACGCGGCTACCCAGGTCGACAATGACGTGTACGCCACGCTTTCTCAGGCGAAAGCGGCTGCGAACGGCTTCGTTCCCAAGTACAGCAACTAGACGTTACCCGGGCGGGGCTTCGGCCACGCCCACCAACGATGAGAGGATCAAAGACATGGAAATCATTGACACTGAACTGACCACGCGGGAAATCGCCGCTCGCCTTGCAGGCAAGCAGGGAAAGGCTTGGACCTACACCAGCACCCATGGCAAGACCTGCGAGAAGTGCGCGGAAGCCACACGCACGGCTCGCACCTACGCCACGGCCACCGGATCCGTCGCCTCGACGTACACCCTGAGCTACCCAGAGGGCGACCACGCCGGAACCGCGACCCGAGTGCGGTAGCCGAAAAGATTCTGAGAAAGACGCCCCACCCGCTTGCCACAATGGCAGGCGGGTGGTAGGCTTTGGAGGTAAGCAACGATCAACGACGCGAGGATGATTGACTTGAACTTGAACTTGACCTTGACTGAGACCTTCAACGCCACTGGCAAGACGTACTGGGCGACCGAAGTCGGGAAGTACCGGTTCGTAGTCGAAGACGCATCTGACACCCACCCCCACGAACCGTTCCGGGGCACCGTCGAACTGACCAGCGGGCACGCATACGGCAACGGGAGCGCAGCCCTGGAGATCAACTACTACAAGACGCTGACCAGCGCGCAGTCGGGGCTCAAGCGGAGAGCTGCCAAGTACGGCATCTAACAGGACAGACCCCTTCGGGGGCCTTTTCCGCATTCCAACGATGAGAGGATATGAGGATGGATGACAAACTGCCGGGCGAAGAGTGGAAAGACTACCAGCGGCGCACGGGCGGCGACTACGCCACGTGGCGCAGGCAGCTCGCCGATGAGTGCGACGCAAAGATCGCGGCCGTTCGTGAGTCCATGACGGCCGAAGAGCGCGCATCGATCGCTATTCGCGGTACCGAAGCGGTTCGCGAAATTCTAGACGAGTGGAACGACCTCCGCCACCAGCTCAAAGACTAAGTCAAGAAAGTTCGGCCACCCCCTTGCACCGTAGTGCGAGGGGGTGTTAGAGTTGTCCTTACAAAGACCAACGACGTAAGGACTCGACACCATGAACGCCACCCCCAAAATCAAGCCCGGACGCTGCCTCTCCCGTGTCGCCGAGATCGGCAAGAACTTCAAGCAGTGCACTCGCGAGCACGGGCACACCGGAGACCACGAGACCGGCACACCTGTTGCCGCGACGACCACGGCGCAGCCCACAGTGAAGACGACAGCCATGCACAACACCACCCCCGCGAAGGCCAAGAACATGTTGATGGGGCTCAACAATGAAGCGCTGTCGATGGCCTACGACGAAGCCGTTGGTCAGCTCCCCGGCAAAGAGGTCAGCATGGTTCTCGACTGGATCGGCACCGAACTGGAACGCCGCATGGGTACCGATCTTTACGAGGAATGGCTCATGGACTTCACCGGCGAGAATGACAACCCGGTTTCCGCTATCGGATATCTGAACCGCAAGTAGCGGAACGGGCCACCCTCCGGGGTGGCCTTTTCCTCGTGGAAACGTGTAAGCGCAGGTCAACAGGTTGTCGAAAAATAATCTGAGAAAGTTGGGACAGCCCCTTGCCGATAGCGGTAAGGGGCGGATAGAGTTGTCCTTACAAGGC